CAACAATACCGGACCAGATTAATCCGCCTGTAGCTGTCGTTTCTATAGATTCTGTAAACTATGACACGGCATTTAATCGCGGTATGGATGAATACAATTTTACAATAACTGTTGTTGTAGGTCGTGTTGCAGAACGTATCGCACAAAATAATTTAGACGCATACTGTGCACCTACAGGAAGCGGCAGTGTGAAAACCGCTATTGAAGGCGACAGGTCTTTAGGTGGTAAAGCACAAACATTAAGGGTTACCGAAATGACGGGCGTTAGTCCTGTTGTCATAGGTGATATCACATATCTAACAGCCGCATTTGCGGTAATCGTATACGCGTAGGAGGTACGCAAATGGCAAAGTATGTCGCAACAGATCACACAATCACTATTAACGGTTCATCTTTTGGGACGTCGATTCAATCCGTTGACTTGGCTTTTACTGCTGACGAATTGGAAACTACCGCGTTCGGTGGAACATGGCGCGAACGTGTCGTAGGTCTAAAGACTGGCAGTATCACGATTAATTTCTTTCAAGATTTTCAAGCAACCACTGGTGTAGATGCTGTTCTATATCCGCTGTTTGGATCTAACGCTACTGTAGTTATTAAGCCAACTAGCGGCACTACAGGCACTAGCAATCCTGCCTATACTGCAGTATGTACGGTTTCGCAGTACCAACCTTTTGCATCATCTGTTGGCGATATCGCTACGGTGTCGGTGACGTGGCCGACAACTGGCACTGTTACGCGCGCTACTGCATAACACTAAAAAAAATCTTCTATCCGAAAGGAATCTGCGCTATGAGATTTCCGCTACGTGTCTCCTACGGTGATGGGTCGGCAGTCGAAGTTGTTACATCGGCTGCCGACTCTATCCGCTTCGAAGAAAAGTACGACCGATCTATAACTAAACTAGATACCGAAGGAAGATATACGGATGTAGTTTGGTTAGCGTGGGCAGCATTGACGCGCACAAAAAAAGTTACAACAGAATTTGATACATGGATCGATACAGTAGACGAAGTTTCTGTAGGCGCTGGTACTGCTGATGTTCCCCCTTTGGAGACAGCTCCACGCATTGGCTAATAGCATACCTAGCATGCGAAACCGGTATAGCGCCTAGCGTTCTATTACAGGAATCGGATCGTATGCTGTTTACGCTTGTGCGCTATTTGCGTTGGAAAAACACCAGCAGCAACAGATAACGTTAGGAAAAATTGTGGCATACGTGAGAGTACAAGGCACTAGCAATGTGCTTAAAGCGTTGTCACAGTTTGAACCTGCACTGGCTAAAAAGATTGGCAAAGACCTTAGCGATCAGGGTAGGAAAATTGTTAAAGACGCTAAGGATGAAATACCGCAACGACCGGGCCGCTTATATAACTGGCGTGCTACGCCGCCTAAAGTTGCACGCGGTAAACGTGACGCTAAAGGTTCTGTAGGTTTCACTCTTACGCGCGGCGGCAGCGGCTGGCCCGCGTGGGAATCAAACAAAGTCAAGAAATCTGTTAAGTCTAGACGGTCACAAACCGTATTGACTATTTCGATTAACGAAGCGGCGCTAAACATTTTTGCGCTTGCCGGAACCGTAAGCGACGGCAGCGGCCCACAAGGTCGCGCGTTCGTTGCAGGGTTACCCGCTGTAAACAAATCAGGTAAAGGCAGATTGCGTACTGGCCGTGTGCTTATACCTGCAGTGAAGAAAAACTATAAAGACACGCGGCAGCTTATCGAAGATTCAATTTTTGCTGGTATTGCCGAAATCAATAGGAGGTTAAACAATGGCGCTTAAAGGCACAAATAAGGGCATCATTGTTTCGATTGGTACGGAATATACCGACAAAGATTTGAAGCGTGCACAGGCCGATCTTAATAGGTTGTCGGCTACTGCAAAACAAAGTAACGGCCCACTAAGTAAACTTGGTGGAAGTATCAGCAGCACGCTTGGCGTTTCTATGAAAAGTCTTGCAGTGGGTGCAGCCGCTGCGGGTGCTGGTGTTGTTGCTCTTGCCGGGAAAATGGCTGTTGAAGGTATACAAGCAGCGGCAGCAGAAGAACAGGAATTAGCCCGGTTAAAGAACGCATTAGATAACGTTAATCAAGGGTTCGCGCTACCGGGCATTAATGAAGCAATAGACAAAATGATGTATGCAACAAACGTTGTAGACAGTGATCTTCGCCCCGCGTTTCAAACTTTAGTTACTGCAACTAAAGATGTTACTAAAGCGCAAGACCTTTTGGGTTTGGCTGTAGACATTTCTGTAGCAAAGCAAAAAGATTTAGGTAGTGTTGCGCTCGCACTTGCTAAGGCCAGTAACGGGCAAGCTTCCGCACTTACACGCCTAGGTGTTCCGTTGTCTGACGGCGCTAAAAAGGCGGGTAACTTTTCGATTGCTGTTAGTGAACTTACTACCGCGTTCGGTGGCGCCGCTGCAGCAAACGCCGACACATTCGCCGGACGTATCCAAGGTATCTCTATTGCTTTCGATGAAGCTAAAGAATCTTTCGGTAAAGGCTTTCTAGATGCTTTCGCTTCTGGCCTTGGCGGGTTAGGAGCTGCGCAAGACGGCATAGTAGGTATGCAGCCCGCGTTCGAAGATTTAGGTAAATCTGTAGGAACACTCTCTGTTGAACTTATCAAACTAATTGAACCAATTAATAACGTAAACGAATCGCTTGGCGTTTTTGCCAATTTTCCGATTACGTTTAATAGCGCGATGTTTACTGCTTTCGGTGCAGCGATTGAAGGTATTAAAGGGCAGTTAGGTTTTGATCTGCCACAGGCTACGCAACTGTCAGAGACACAACTAAATGCGTTAATTAATACTGACTGGTCTGTGCTTATGGGAAACATTCACGCGGTCGAAGGCTCATTAGATGATGCTACAAAAGATCGCACCGCAAACATTTTCCTAGAGCTGCATGGTGGGCGCGCTCCCGGTGTAGGTATCGATCAAAACATTAATTCGATTCTGCAAAGGTTTTACGCTGCACAAGATGAAGTGCAAGAGTCGGCGTCTAGTGGTGGTAGTGCACCAGTAGTGCCGCCAAACTTTTTTAAAGAATACATTGCAAGTCTTGCTAGTGAAGTTGGCAAAGTAAAGCAGCGTGCAAAACTTCTAGCGCGCGGTATTCCTGCAGCAATGGCCGACGGTATTCTATCTGATCCGAACTGGCAAGAAATTGTTAAAGGTCTTATGTCTAAAGGCAAGGACGCTGTTAACGGTTATATTGCAGCTTGGAAAAAATCGCCCGCCGGTTTTGCTGTTATACAAGAACGCGTGCAAGATATCGTAGATGAAGCAAAGAAAACTTTAGATAGGTTGAAGCAACATCGCGAAGATTTTAATAAGATACGCGACGACTTCAAAAATACTGCTATGGATTTTGGCAGCGTAATCACACTACAAACCGAAGGCACCGTTACCGCGGAGGGCATTACCGCTAACCTACGGCAGCGCCTACAGATCGTTAAACAGTTTAGCGCCGCGTTAACTAAGCTGCAGAAGAAAGGTCTTGGACCTACCGCACTTACAGACATTATTGGTCTTGGACCGTTTGAAGGTTTGCAGTACGCTAACGCAATTCTTGCCGGTGGTGCTACAACCATTAACGACATTAAAAACATTAGCGGCCAATTTCAAACCCCGGCTAACACGATTGCAAACATTGGTGCAGAGTCTGTTACGTCTACTACTGCTGCAGCTCTTGACCAGTCTACAAACTTTGAAATTAAAGCAGGCGGAATCAACATAACTATTAACGGTGAAATCACTCAACAAACTACAGAACAAATTAGAAACGCTGTAACTAAAGCTTTCCTTGATGTTGGTAAAGAAAAGCGTAACCGTGGAAAGGTTGGCGTACGATGACTTTTGGTACAGTGTTTCCTGCTGCTGTTGTTTCACAAAACTTAGGTTCATGGTCGGCGTATAACGGTGGTACGGCTTCATCGTTTGCCACTAATGCGCACACGTTTTTAGGTGATTCTTCTGATACAACATGGGTACAGGGTACTGCTTTATCTAGTGGGTATTCTTATGTTTACATGTCGTCATTACTTGGGAATGTTTCGCTAGGTTCTAATCAAGTCGTGCGCGTTCGTGTTGTTGCGCGTCTTGGCGGTAGTGGGACTAATATGTCAGTGGGTGTTTTAGATTCATCTAATCGTATAGTTTCCTATGTAAATGGTGTTGTTTCTGGCGCGAGCACGAAAGCGTACCAAGGTAACTGGGCGTTTAGTAATCAGGCCGCAGGCACTGTATGGACTGCTACCGATGTTGACGGTATGACAATGTACGCTAATACTTTTTCTCTTAATGTAAAGTTTGCACAAATCCGTTTAGAGTATGACTATTATGCGACCCCTGCAGGTACGCCTACGTCTGCGACACCTAATACGGATCGCCCGGCTATTTCGTGGTCTTATTCGCAAGCTGAATCGCTTGCGCAATCTTCGGCATACGTTAAAGTTTTTTCGTCTGCAGTGTATGGCGCTGGCGGTTTTAGTGCTGATACTTCTACCGCGCTTTACTCTACTGTTGTTGCTGGCACTGCGTTAACGGTTACACCTGCAACTAGCATTTTTAATAACGGCACTGTGTATAAACCTTATGTGCAGGTTATTTCTGATTCGTACGGTATTCCTGTTCGTGGTACTTGGACGCCTAGCACTACCGCGTATACTGCTTCCTTTACTGCACCTACTGCGCCTACAGTTACTGCAGCATGGTCTAATGCTACAACTGGTACAGCACAGAAAGCGGTAACAGTTACTGTTGCAGGTTCTGCATCGCCTTACCGTTATAGTCTTTTGTGTAATGGCACTGCACTAACGACGCTTGGAACAATGGCAACTAATGGCACAACAGTTTATATAGATAGGCTTGCGCCGCGTGGAACTTCTGTCACGTACACTGCACAAGTTGTAACGGCTAGCACTGCATCGCCGCAGTTATCTTCTACGTACGGTACAGGAACTGTTACTACTGGTACTGCTACCAGTTGGGAATTCACTAGCCTAGATTCTGCAGTGACGGTATCGGATTACGCTAGCCCAGTTTCTGATTTGTCGTTTACGCGTGCAGAATCTAACGCAACGTTTAGGCCATTAGGGTCTACGAAATCTGTTGTGGTTTCTGGTGATATGACTGGCGATGACGGTACGCTAACGTGGATCGCTTCCACTGCTGCAGCGTGGACAACTGTAAAATCTTTGTTGACATATCAGGGCGTGTTGCGTGTTACGTCACCGTTTACTAAGTCTGCTGGCGGTAATGAATCGTGGGTTATTCGTTTAACTTCACGCGACTGGAAACCTAGCGGCACGCTAACTAATCCTGTCACTACCGCTAATGCTTCTTTTGTTGAAGTTAATCCGGTAGATTCGTCGGTGGCGTAAAAATGGCGTATACGGTTTCTGCAGACTTTCGTGCATACATTGAAGGTTCACATAAAGTTTCTGTGCTTGCACAAATTTGTGACGTGTACGGAAATGTTATAGCAACATTGAAACCGCTTGGCGGTTCTGTATCTATCGATATAGATCGCAGTGTTAGGCGTGACGCCGCGGATATGCAGCTCATTGATCCTGACGGAACATTACGGCCTAATGATGCTACAGATATTTTGTCTCCCCTGTTGGGTTACGAACTTCGTTTATATCGCGGCGTTGAATACTTAGACGGCACAACGGAGCTTGTACCGCTTGGCGTTTTTAACTGGTCTATAGCAACAGTAAGTGAAACGGAAACAGGTGTAACGCTTAGCATCGGCCAGTTGCAGGACAGGTCTGTCCGTGTTTCGCGCGCAAGATATACGCAACCTATTAACGTTGTTACTGCTACTGCTGTTGAAGATGTTATTACTTCTATTCTTTTGCAGGCGTGGTCTGATATTTCTTTTGATGGTGGCGCGTTGCCTACTACGGGGTTAACTGTTCCGGCTTGCGCGTTCGGTGTTGAAGGTGACAGCGATCCTTGGGAGGATGCGCGTAAACTTGCAGACGATCAGGGTTACCGTTTATTTTTTGACGCTTCCGGTTACTGTACTATGTTGCCTATTAGCGGGGCAGATGAAGTTACCGCGGTTGTATCGTATGGAAGTACGTACGGCAATTTTATGATTACTTCTTTAAACAAAACGTGGGATACGTCAGATACGTTTAACGGTGTTATTGCTGTAGGTGAAGGTTCGGGTTTGTTGTATCCGTTTCGCAGTATTGCATGGGATGATGACCCGCAATCGCCTACGTACTATCTTGGTTCTTTTGGTAAGCGTCCTAGATATTTTTCTAGTCCTACTTTGTATACGCAATCGCAAGCGGATAACGCGGCAGCTACGCAACTAAAAAAGACTTTAGGTATAGCGGAGAATGTTACATGGTCGCAGTTAGTTGACCCTAGTTTAGATGTTAACGACGGCATTAATCTTTACGATTCTGCTTTAGGTATTAGTTATCTTTATCGTATTGATCGTTTAACTATTCCGTTAGATTCGTCTTCGGCTATGACGGCAGAGGCGCGTACACGTAGGGTTGTGGCGTAATGGAAATTGGCAGGTTTCTTTCTGACTGGTCTGCAGGTAACGCGGGCGCAACATTGCGCATTGGACAGGCGCGCGTTAGGTCTGTTGACTCTGATCCTGTTTACACAATTTCTGCCGGGCAAACTGTCATAGTGCCTAGTACGTCAGAATGGGGAACATCAGAAATTGTTGCCGCGTATCTTGGAGAGTATCCGCCTAGGCCCGGCGGTAGTTGCTGGTATGTAACAGACGGCGTAGATCGCATTGTGTTAGGCATGGTTGCACCGGACGGCCCGCCTAGTGCGAGCATTTCGCTTACTGCTGCAACAGCAACTACTACCGCGACTAATTCGACTGTAGTGATGACTACTGTCGATTACGACCCGTGGAATATGACGGACACAGCGGGCACTGGTTTAACTATTCCTGCTACCGGTTTGTATGCAATCACGGGGTTTCAAACGTACGCGGCTAACGGTACGGGTTTTAGGCAGATTACGTTACGACGCAACGGTTCTAATCTAGAGTCTGTTCGTTTGCCTACTACAACAGCTTCTAACCCGATTGTGAATGTAACTATGCCCGGTTACCCGTTAAGCAAGGGTGACATTATTTCGATGATTGGGCAGCAAACATCGGGCGGTAATCTTAATATGAACGCCGCTAGTTTATCTGTTCAATACGTAGGAAGAAAACGTAGCACTAGCGGAACTGCAACACTTATTGTTGACGGCGGTTTTGAAAATAACAACATTACAACCAGTGATAGCGTGTGGGATTTTACTAACGCGACTAGCGCGACTTGGACTCTTGACGGTTCTAACGCTTATACCGGTGTTAGTGCACTTAAAGGCGTGCACGCTGCAGGAGCTGTAACAACAGTAGTTGCTAATTTGACTTCTATTCCTGTTGTGCCGCGGCAGAAACTTAGGGTTAGCGCATACGTTAAAGCAAACGCGGCTATAGCTGCATCTTCTACTACCGGTGCACAGTTTCTTTTATTTACTAGCGTTGACGGTGTGCCAGAGTATTTGCAAACAGGAACTACTACAACCGTAGGCGGTACCGCCGCAATTGCTACAAGTTATGCGGCGATCACTTCCGATTTCACTATTCCTACTGGCGCTTTCGTTGCCCGTGTAGGTTTAAAAACTATGTGTACTTCTACTAATACTGTGTGGTGGGATGAAATAGTTACAACAGAAGTTATTAGTTAACAGTCAACGTCTGCGCATACAAGAATAGGAAATGGTTATGCCGGATTGGTTGAATTCGCCGGGCGAATTGTTGACAGTGCTAAGCATTGCAACTATTTTTTTTGCCGCGTTAACGTGGCTTGTACGTTCGCAAGTGATTATGGCACGCGAATTTAAACCTAACGGTGGCTCTACTACGCGCGACGCTTTAGATCGTATCGAAAAAAAGTTGGATACAGTAGAACGCAAAATAGATAACCATATTGAATGGCATTTAGGAGAGTGACGCTATGAAGTTTCCTGCAGGTAGTGAATGGTTAGAAATGTTGTGGACCGCGGCGCGTACATTTGTTGTTACCGCTATTGCACAGGTGCTTGCGTATGGTGTTGGCGTGTTCGATCTTTCTGCCGGTGATTGGAAAGCTGTAGCGGCGTCCGGTGTTGCCGCGGTGCTTATGGTTGTTGTTCGTTTTCTTGACCCGTCTAATAAGTCTTATGGCGTGAAAGGTGGCGAAGATGCCTAACAGTATTAACGGCTGGCCCGTGTTAGATGATCCGGCGTGGGGCGATCCGCGCGCTAAGAAAGCAACACTACCTGATGTTGGTACGCAACTGTGGGTACGTGCAGAGTGTTGGCCGTTGTTCGCTGCACTGGTACGCGACTACAACAAATACATTAAAACCGTTACCGTTTCTGACGGTTACGACTACAGAAAATCGCAGTACGGTAACTGGTCAAACCATGCTAGCGGTACTGCAGTAGACATTAACTACAGTGCAGAGGGTGCACAGGGTACCGGGCCGCTTGCATGGTGGAAGCGTAAACAGCACGCGGCTAAAGCTGTGAAGATAAAGAAGCGTTACGAAATAGTTAATTGGGGCGGCGCTACAGAATGTGGCGGCGATTACGGCCCCGGCTATTGGGATTGGATGCACTGGGAATTGAAAACCGGTACAACGGTTGCAGACGTGCAACGCGTTATAAAGAAACTAGGTATCACTGCCAGCGGTATTCGCACTAAGGGTTAACGCTTATGTCTTTGTTAAAAGATGTTGGCGATCCTGTGCAACGTAGCGGCCCGCTGTGTGCTGTTGTGCGTTTTACACGCGACCATCCTGCAGATGCAGACGATTTTGTTACGTTGCTTAATGATCCGTTGTGGCTTGCTAGTGTCCTGTCTGCGCAACTGTTTAAAGCACGCGGCGTTAACGTTAGTGCCGATGCGATTAGACGGCATAGGCGCGGCGCTTGTGGTTGCAGAAAGGTTTAGGTATTTGTCATGGGGTTAAAGGATGAATTATCGGCAACCCCGAACGGCGGCCAAACAAAATACTCTATTCCGTCTGGCTGGCAACCGTCGGTAACTTATTCTGGTGATGGTTGCGCCGAAGTTGTTACGGTCGGTATCGGTTCACCTAATGAGCAGGAATGGTTAGATGATGTTCGCGCATTAGGTGTAACGATCCCCGACGGTTGGAGCGTGCAACTGGTGCAGATACGGCACGACCCGGCAGCTTGGGTTAGGCGTGCACAAGGGGAAGATGCGGTAACGGATGCGGTAACGCGGCGCGTATATAAGGTTGTACCGGCGCGGCCTACGGTAAAAGTTGACGACCTGCTAGCCGTGTTGAATGGTCGCAAGCGTGCATTACCTAAAACTGTTGCCGGTGATTCTACGTTTGTTATTGCTGCCGCGGATTGGCAGATCGCAAAAATGGCGTACGGTGAAGGTACCGACGAAACAGCACAACGTATTTTAGACGCGTTAGATGCAAGCGTTAAACAGTTGAAAGAATTACGACGTAAACAAACTATAGGTACTGTGCTGTTTGCGATGTTAGGTGATTTGTGTGAGGGCAACAGCTCACAAAATGGTGCGGTACTTTTGCAATCAGACATAGGTGTAACGGAAGCTATCCGCGTTATTCGTCGGCTTGCTTTAGAGTATGTTAAAACACTGGCGCCGCTTGTGGAAAATTTGCTAGTGACTTCTGTACCGGGCAACCATGACCAGCCACATAGGTTCGGGGGGATCGCGCCACAAGCTACAGACTCTTGGGCTGTTGACGTTGCCTGTCAGATCGGGGATGCGCTGCAGCTTGCTAACGGGTATGACCATGTGAAAATTGTTGTGCCAGATCGTGACGATTTAACGGTGACTGTTGAAACGTCGGGAACAATTATAGGTATGGCACACGGTCACCAGATTAGGAAGAACGCCGGGCACGCGTGGTGGTCTGCACAAGGGCATGCGCGGCACCGTATCGGCGCTGCCGACATTCTGCTAACCGGGCATTACCACACTTTCCAAGCACAGGAAGATGGCGGGCGACTCTGGTGCCAGTGCCCCACAGTAGATGTGGGTAGTCCATGGTGGGATCAAAGAAACGGCGGGCGCTCATCACAAGGCACGTTAACCCTTGTCACTAGCGCCCGCCGCTGGTCTGATCTAACTATTCTTTAGCGGTTTTGCCTCTCCATGCGCGGATCGTCTGACGGTCCACACCTGCAAGGTGTGCCGCTTTTACTTCACTTAGGCCACTGTCACAGGCGAACACGATTGCATCGCGTACCTGCTTGCGTAGGCCGGTTTCTGTTTCGCGTGCGCTGTTCCATGCGCGTACAAGAATGTCTAAGGATTCGGTACCCATATTTGTTCCCTAACTTTCTGGTAAATGTTCGGGTAGGAATTTCCTACCGGGTCGATTTCTCTAATGCGTTTTGTTATCGGTGTAAGTAAGGCCATGTATTCGTGCCCGCGTAGCGCGCCGTCTGCTACCTGCATTTGTAGGCGGATTTGTTGCCCGGCTAAAGACGCTAGGCGGGTTTCTAGAATGGTGTCGTCGGTTGTTTGATCAGTCATGGTAGGCGCCTAGGCATGCGATCGCGTCTAGAGCTGTCACGCTTTCGGCGTTTGTTTGGCAGTAGGTGCAGTAGATGCGCCCGCTTATTCCTTGCGCTAGTGGGCGCGGGTGGTTGTGTGTTGTGGTCTTCATAGTCACACCTGCCGACCGGGTAGGAATTCGGCGTCGAACGCTAGCATTGCGGCTTTGCGTTCTGCCGCGAACTTTTTTACGGCGGCCCATTCTGCCGGGCTCATGTTCTGCCCCTCTTGCACGGCGCAATGTCCGTAGCTGTGGTTGCAGTTTTCGTGGCTCATGCTGTTACCCCGATCTTGGCTAGGCGCTTTAGTGTGGCGCGCGCACTAGAGATTAAGCCGAAGTATTCGCGGCCCATATCGGGCCCGCATTCTACGTAGTAGCTTGCGTCGGTTGCTAGGTCGCGGATTTGTTCTGCTGTCAACTTAACTACAACGCCTGTAGAGCTGTAGGAAATTTCGCAAGCTTCCAAATCCCACAGGTCGCAGCGTTCGGCGTGGTCATCCCAAAAAGTGCGCGGCACTGTTAGCTCTGTGGTGGCGGTTTCGGTAGTCATTTTCTGCCCCTATCTTCGGGGCACCTTGCCCCATGTAGAGAACAATACAGGATGTAGAGCTATGCGCAAGCCCATTTGGGAACAATTTTGGTAACAGTTTGGTAACGGCCCGGCAACCCCTAAAGATTGGGACAAAATGGAAATTTGGGTTCATATTTCTATAGGCACTTTGACTATAGAAACCGGGGCAGATATGGGCGCCTATAGCCCCGACCTAGTTAACGACCTATGGGGGCAAGCTAGGCGCGGCTTTAATGACGTTCTAGACGCCGCTGCCGAACGCGGGCTAGTGCAGGTGGAAGCAGACGCCGAAGACGCCGAAGAGGCTTAGGCGCCTCCCTAGGGGTCGCGCCGGTGGGGTCTGCCCATAGTGGGCAAATGGGTAGGCCGGTGCCGTTACCAAACTGTTACCCGTTTCGGCTTGCGTAGGGGTATACAGGTGTGTATTGTTCTCTACATGGGGTAGCAAGGCGCTACCGGATTGGGGCACAAAATGAACACCACACCAGCGGCATACCGGATCGTTAAGGAAGCTGCCGACGCGACGCGCGGCACGCTAGCCGGATACGTCGGCACCTGTAACGGTTGCGGCTTCGTAATCTCCTACACATGGGAACCAGCAGTAGTTAAGGATATGAACGGCCACTGTGCAAACTACTGCAAAGGTAGGAGGGCATAGGAGGGGGCAACCCGTTACCGAACTGTTACCTAAATACACTTGCATAGTCCTATACAGGCATGGTTGAATTTCTACATGAGGGCAAAGCGCCCGAACAGATAGGGGAAGATCAAATGCACCGTTTCTCAGTAAAAGTAATAGTAAGCGGAAACAATTACGGAACCGTTCGCGTAGAAGCTTTAGACGGCGAATGTGCTAAATCAAAGGCGCGAGAGATTGTGTACGCAATGGAGACAAAGCGCGCCGCGATTGTCGCCGCAACTGGTGGCCCAGCGTGGGCAGCACAGGCGCCCGCGTTCTCTGACATTCGGGTTACATCAATACGCGTTACTAAGGCCGCAGCATGAGCAGTATAACGAACGCGTCTAAGGTTATCCAATACGCGGCAGCTACACATAGCGACGAAATGGTGTTAAGCGCGCTAGCCCTACTAGACCACAAGCCGCTAGACGAATATGAGCGTATTGTTTGGTTAGGTCTGATTGAACTTATGGAAGCGCGTTACGACGTTGACAGCATCCTAGACGATTGGGCGCTGTTGCAATGGGGCGAAGGTCTGACGTACGTGGAAGCTTTAACAGCTGCAGTTGCACAGGTGAAGGCGGTAGCAGCATGAATTGCTACACAACAAAAAGTTTTCGTGCGCGTCCACAGGTGATACAGCGCCATTACGAAACGCGGCTAACCGATGGAAGTAAGTTTAGCGCACACGGCGTTAAAGGCCAGAACGGTGAATGGGATTTAGAGACTTATTCCGGTGGCGATTGGAACCGCCTAGGCATCGCGTGGAAAACTTCCGGCGGGTGGGAAATGCGAATGGACGAAGACACGACAATTAAGGCGCGTACCATTGCGGAACTTATTAAGCGCGCATGGGAATACGAAACGGGGGTAGGCGCATGAGCAACTATCCCGACAACGTAACCGGGCGCGAGCTGCAAATAGCCGGACCAGACTGGGATGGCACCGTAGAAGACTGCTGCCCTAACCGGTCCTGCAACTTCGAAGGCGACATGGAAGCGTGGGCCTACGGTAAAACAATGACCATAGAGTGCCCCGAATGTGGCGAAGAATTCACACAACAGGAGGACGAAGAATGATTAGCAACGTCTGGTACCTGATCGGATTAGCCGTCTGTTGTCTGGTGTGCGCGTTTGCCGCGTATTGGACAGGTTGGAGCAACGGGCGCCGCATAAACCGCGACATTGAACGCGCAATGCGCCTACACATTCTAGAAACATGCGACTATTTAGAAGACGCATACGACGAAAACGAAATGTTGTGGGACGAAATCGAAGCACTACGCGACCACGCGGCAGACACGACAGCTAGCGAAAACTTTTACCGGCTTACCATGAGCGAACAGCACGCGTTCCGCGCGATGCTACGCGGCGAAAGGAAAACCAAATGAGCGTAGAAAATCAGTGTGTAAGTTTTATCAGAGATGAAAAATATTCGCGAGAACCGGGCTACGCTGTCGTGCTTAGGATACGTAACCTGCTAGCAGATACGGTTATAAAAATGTGTCCCCATCCGGTGACAGAATCTGTAGCATGTGAAGCCTGCACACACGCCGCGTTTGTAGTCCGTAGTGTTTAGGCTGATAAGTAAGCGCCGGTTACGTGCACTACTAGCGACAGAACAGAAAGTAGGCGCGTACCGCACTAGCCTACGTTCTGCAAAGATCGCAGAGAACGCCGCCTACATTAAACTAGCGCAAACACAGCACGCCTACATCGCAGCGCGCGACAGGATTACACAACTACAACGCGCACTACGCGACATAGAACGACCTATAAGCCAGTGGGAAACGCGCGGGGGAAAACCTGATGCTACCCCTTGACATTTTCGTAACCGCGCTCATGCACTATGACGATTTGGCAGACGTGCGGCAGGCGTTCACCGTGTCGCGCGACTACGTGCGAGAACTACCAGCGTGCACAAACCCGTTAGCGCAATCGATAGCCGCAGCCGGGTGGCATGGTGTGCAAAACCGGATAGCGTGGGCGATTGCGCAACGTGAAAGCAACGGGCAACCCGACGCGGTAGGCAACGGCGCGTACGGTCTAATGCAGCTACAGGCAAACGCTCATGCCGCTAACGCATGGTGGGACTGGTCAGACGTGCTCACAACTAACGGTAATCTACGGCAGGCGCGGCAACTATGGCGCGTGTCCGGGTGGCAGCCGTGGGGGATAGCGCGCGACGGAAACGGGTGGCGCGTCGACGCCAGCGCCTACAGCTCATGGGACGCCGCCACTATTGACGCATGGATACGTGCACCTTTCGCGAAGTACTGGGACGCGTACCCCTGCAAGGTTGCACCATGAGCCACATTTACGGATGCCCACGCTACGCGCTGTTCTGCGAATGTACTAAATGCGCGCCGCCACTATGTTTGTGCAGGCTCATACACGCGTGCATAAACGGAAACCCCGAAGACATACGCATAACGTTTTACGACGCGGTAAAAAACGCATGAACCACAACAGGGCATGCCCACAAATCGCAGAACACGTAGACCACAACGGCAAACTATGGCCCGCTATATGTCATTGTGAATTCATCACCCGCACACAACAACGCATAGCAAAGGCGGCAGGCAATGGACTATGAGCCGGACGACAACAGCCGCCTAGGTGTAGCTCTAGGTTTAGCCGCCGCCATAATCCTGTTCTGCCTACTGTTCGCATGGTTTGTTGAATGGATCTAACACACGACCCGTTGTGCACGCATGCCGCGTTACGTATCGCGGCAGAATGTGAAGTGTGCAAACTGATAACACGCGTACGCGAAAACGAACGCGACACAATTTGGAATAGGGGCAATTAATGAAATTAGCAATAGCAGACCCGCCCTATCTTGGACGCGCCGCAGTCTGGTACGGCGACGCAATGCACAAAAGTCAACTAGGAAAAAAGGAGGGAGGGAGCGCCAATATCTCAGGGCCAAAACCCGCCGACAATCACCCACTAGCCCATGAATGGGATAATCCCATAAGACACGAAGAACTAATACACGCGTTAATAGATAACTATGACGGTTGGGCGGTTGCAATGGCGCACGACAATTTGCGCGACTACATGCCAATGATCCCCGCAAAAATTCCTATAAGAATTTGCATATGGACAAAAACGCAAACAATGCCTAGCGGCGCAAGAGTATTAAACACCTACGAACCTGTAATAGTGCGCATACCAGAAGGCCGCAAACATTCAAAAGGGCAGACCATATTTCCCCGCGATAGCGTAACAATAGCCCGAATCAATAACGGATTTCCCGGGGCAAAACCCGCAGCTTGGACGCGATGGATACTAGACATTATGGGTTTTGATTCTGACACAGATACCGTTGACGATTTATTTGGTGGTAGCGGTGCTGTAGCAAATGAGATTGCGCAAGGTGTTTTGCTGTGAATAGGCAACAATGACACAACACAGAAAACATCGCGGATACGATTCACAACGCATAGTAGCCCGCTGGTTTGCCGCTAACGGGTGGCCCTACGCCGAACCTGTAGGTGCAGGCAGACAAGGCAGCGACATAACAGGCATGCCCGGAATCGACGTAGAAGTGAAAGCACGCGCCGGGCTAGACCTACCCGCACTACTACGCCAGTTAGACACACGCGCTAGCGAAGGCCTGTTAGGTGTAGGCGTGCTACGCCTTAACGGGCAAGGCCCGGCAAGCATTAATGAATGGCCAGTAGTGTTGCGCCTAGACGATTTCACGGCACTATTACGCGCCGCGGGCTACGGAAACCTACAATGAACCTAGAACAGTGGGAGCAGTGGACCAGCAACGCAAACTGTGCAGGGCTAGGCAACGAAATTTTTTATGATGAAGCAATGGTTAAAGAAAAGTATTACGAAAAAGTTTGTAGCCCTTGTGCTGTGAAGCAAACATGTTTAACGTATGCGTTAGATAATAAAGAAACGTTCGGCGTGTGGGGCAACACGACCCCACAAGAACGCGCCGCGTTACTACGACGAAAGGGGAAACGCGCATGAGCGAAAAAGACCTAACAGCATTAGCTGCACTAATTGACGAACTAGGCCGCGCGATGCTACTAAAAAGCGAAACAGAAGAACGCATAACCGACTACCAGACGCGCATCAAAGACGCGTTAGGCGACAGCGACACAGGACTAGTCAACGGGCAACCGGTCATTAGGTGGGCTAACGTAACATCGCGCCGATTCGATCAGACATTAGCGAAAGCGCGTATACCGCAAGAGCTGTTAAACCAGTGCTACACAGAAACAACAACACGACCATTTAAATTCATCGCATGAGCGTAGACCCGCTTGCAGAATGTGGCGGCGACGGTAAACAATGCGTATGCCCAAAAGGCCCGCTACAACACTGCCTAATAAACGACTGGATAGGGGAACAGGAAAATGCTAGACACACTACGCGACATTGTTAGGCAACATGAGCTGCAGAAACCGCGCGCGCAACAAACAGAAATAGGACCTAGCGAAGCGGGTACGCCGTGTAGCCGCAAACTAGCGTACAAACTGCTAGAAACGCCAGCATCTAACCCGCCTAGTGACCCGTGGGCCGCGATCATCGGAACATCCGTACACGCCTATTTAGACACAGTATTTAGCGGTAACGACCGGTGGATAACAGACAAACACGTAACGTTACCCGGCTACATGAGCGGCACGCTAGACCTATACGACACGCAAACCAAAACCGTCATAGACCATAAAGTAGTAGGCAAAACTTCTATGGATCGTTACAAGCGCGACGGCATAAGCGCCCAATACGAAACACAAGTACACCTATATGCTGCAGGTTTAATTCTTGAAGGTTACGCGGTAGAAAATGTTGCAGTAGTTTTCTGGTCGCGTACCGGCGCGCTACGCGATGCGCAATTTTGGCAAGCTGCATACGATGAAACAAAAGTAGAAGCCGCACTAAAACGACTAGACGCTATAAAATTTTTGACCGAAACACAAGGCGCCGACGCGCTACCCCTCATACCGGCTACAGAAGCGCACTGCTACTTCTGTAGCTACTATTTGCCCGGTGCAACAGATGTGAAAGAAAACTGCCCCGGCGTAACACAACAACCCAACACAACCCACAAAAGGAAAACAACAGCATGAGCATTTGGGACGAACCAGAAATGCAAAACAACACATCCTACGTAAAGTTTGAAGAAGTAGGCGACACAGTAACCGGTGTTGTAATCGGCGTAGGAGTAAAACGCTGGGATGACGGCACCATGTGCCCACAAATTATTCTAGACTGTGAAGGCACAGAACGAATTGTTACCGCCGGACAGGTACGCCTAAAAGCTGCACTAGCAGAGAAGCGCCCGGAAGCAGGCGACACAATCACCATTACATTTTCACAAGTAGAAAAGCGTAGCGGCGGCAAAACGTTAAAGCATTTTGACGTAAACGTATCGAAGGGCGATACAGCCGCACACGTAGCACCTGTTGCCCCTGCTACACATTCACGCGAACAAATCGAAGCAATGAAGCTTTTGGGAATTGAAACCGCGCAACCTTTTTAATTAACGGTTAAGCCGCCTACGCCATTAAACTATTCTGCGATGGTAGTAATGCAGCCTGTGCAGGTCAGGCCGTAGGCACATGACAACACACAACCCTTACGAAGATGCCTACAACCTTTACTGGTCTGCCGGGTGGCGTAACATTCTGCCAATTACGTACGGTGAAAAAGCGCCGCCACCCGAAGGCTACACAGGGCGCGAAGGACTAACCCCAACCTTTGCAGAATGCTACGAATGGAGCATAGAAGACAAACCGCAAAACATTTGTTTACGCATGCCAGACAACATCATCGGCTTAGACGTAGACCACTACGAAAACAAAACCGGCTATTTCATTATCCAAGCTATCGAAAAAGAAATAGGCCCACTGCCTCCCACATGGTGCAGCAGTAGCCGCGACGGCACACTATCCGGTATTCGATTCTTCAAAGTGCCGCCCGGTTTAGAATTCCGCACAAACATACCCGGCGGCGTAGACACGATACAAAATCACCATAGGTACGCGATGGTGTGGCCTAGCGTGCACCCGAACGGCGGCGCCTACCAGTGGCGAAACCCTGCAGGGCAGCTCACGACCGCTATACCGCACGTAGAAGACCTAGCAGACCTGCCCCATGAATGGGTAACCCGCCTAACCGTAGAGCCGTCTACAGCCGTTAAAGCGCCACTAGACGGCACAGGCGCCCGCAACGTACTAGCCGAAATGCCCCTAGGCGACCCCTGCCACCACATGTTAGAAGCCGTAGGAAAGATCGCCACAGGCGGCGACAGGCACGACACATACGGCGCCGCCGTACTAGCGATCTGCGGAAAAGGCAGGCAAGGTTGCCCC